CACGTACAAAAAATCGCATTTAGTCCATGGTCGAGTCCGAATCAACCGTTCGTCAATACGCCGCCGACGTCGTGAGCGGCCGAATCCCAGCCGGCAAGTGGATCTACGCAGCGTGCTCGCGGTTCAATCGAGACCTCGAACGCAGCGACATCGTGCTTGAGTGGAACCGCGTCGCGGACGCCTTCGAGTTCATCGGCGGGCTGTCGCTGGTTGGTGAGGCCGACGGGGAGCCGTTTAAGTTGCACCCGTGGCAAGCCTTCATCGTGGCGAACCTCGTCGGCTGGCGCACCGCGGAGGGCCGCCGACGCTTCACGATGGGCATCATTCAGGTCGCCCGTGGCAACGGCAAGACGACGCTCATGGCGGCGCTCGGTCTGTACGACTTCATGAGCGGCGCCGGCAAGAGAGTGCACGTGCTCGCGAACAAGGTTGAGCAAGCGCAGATCCTCGTCGACACCGCGCGCACGATGGCTCGGCGGCTCGACGATCCAAGCGTGAAAGTCAAGATGTCCGACTTGACGCGGACCGACGAGGACTGCGAGTTCAACGCATTAACTTCGCGTGAGTCGTCGCTTGACGGTCTGAACCCGTCGTTGTGGATTGCCGACGAAGCCGCCGAGTACCGCGGGAGCGTGCTGAACAAACTCATCACGACGGGCATGAAGCGCAAGGAAACGTTGGGCGTGATCATCTCGACGCCGGGCAGCAACACGGAAAGCCATTACGAAACGCTTTGCTCAGGCGCTCGCGCCGTGCTGTCGGGAGAAGCTGAGGATGACGCGACGTTCGCCATGCTCTACGGCATTGACCAGAACGACGACATCGCCGACGAAGCGGCGTGGCCGAAGGCCAACCCCGGCATGCAGTACGGGCAACCCGACGCCGCGAGCATCCGCCGGCTCTACAACACGATGAAGCGTGACCCTGGCCAGCGCTCGGAGTTCTGCCGCTACCACTGCGCTCGGCTCAACGAGGATGTCGGCGGGTGGCTCGATATGTCGTACTGGCCGACGGCAACCGTCGTCGATTGGGCCGAACAACGCAAGCGGCAAGCGTGGGTTGGCATTGACCTCAGCAAGTCGCTCGACATGTCGGCTGTCGTTGTGGCGATCCCCCAAGAGAACGGGAACATCCTGCTCCGTGGCCACTACTGGTGGCCAAGAGCGAACGTGGCCCAGCGCGAACTGGATTACCGAATGCCGATTCGCCGCTACGCCGACGAAGGCAAGATCAACTTGACGCCGGGCGCCGAGATCGACCACGAAGCCATCGCACAGAAGATGTCCGAGATCATCGCGGAATTCGACGTGCAACTTGTCGGATATGACCGATGGGGAGCGTCGTATCTTGCGCAGCGGCTCGCCGAAATTGGGGCGCCGATCCAAGCCTACAGCATGGGCTCAAGCACGTTCGCGCCGGGCTGCCAGTTGTTTCAGAACCTTTGGGTCGGCCGCAAGTTGGTAATCGGTGACGATCCGATCCTGCGGCGCGCGTGCGCCGAAGCCATTCCCCGAACGGGCATGAGCGGATACGTGCGACCCGAGAAGCCGCGCGACCACAGCGCCATTGACCCGCTCGTGGCTTCGATCATGGCCGTCCACTGCTGGGGAGGAAAGCGCAGCAGTTGTTACGAATCCGAAGTTTAGTCCGAGACATGAAGCGGCAAACTTGTCGCAATGCGCAACATGTTGCGCAGTCTGTTGCATCGTTGGTTGGGGCACTGGGGCACGCATGGCGTGATCCTCCCGACGTCGTTTGACGTCGCGGGTATGCCAACGATTACGCCAGGCACGGCGCTCGCGTATACGCCCGTCTACCGCGCGGCTTCGCTGATCGCGAACGATGTCGCACGCGTACCGCTCGACGTCAGCGAGCGCACCGCGAACGCGTTGCTTCAGCAACCTAATCGCTGGCAGAATGGGTTTGAGTTCCGTCGAGCGCTCACGATGCAGGCCTTGTTGTACGGCAACGCATTCGCCGTCATCAACCGCACGCTCGGCGGCGAGTTGCTTGAGTTGCTTCCGCTCGACATCGAAAGCGTGTCGCTGGATCTCACGAAGCCTGAGCCCGTCTACAAGACGCGGCTCTACGGTGACGTGCCGATGTCGTCGATGCTGCACCTTCGAGCCGTCGGCCTCGATGGCTTGTGGGGTGAGTCGCCGGTTCGATTGTGCCGCACGTCGTTGCAGATTCTCGCAGCACAAGAGAACTCGCAACTTGAAGTGATGAAGAACGCGGGAAACCCGAAGCTTGCGTTCGTGCATCCTGGCCCGCTGAGCGAAGGCGCTCGGCAGTCGATCAGCGAGAAGTTCCTACAGCATCACGCTGGCGCCGAGAACGCGGGCAAGCCACTCGTGCTCGCCGAAGGCATGCGCGTCGAGCGTATCAGCAGCACGCTAGATGACGCTGGCATCGCCGCCGCTCGACGCTACAGCGTCGAAGATGTCTCGCGCATCTATGGCGTACCGACGTCGTACCTGAGCGAGCACAGTGCAAACGCGTACGGCTCGATGGAATGGCTTTCTCGCATGTACGTGGACGCGTGTTTGCAGCACTGGTTCTCGACGTGGGCGGCAGAGATCGTGGCGAAGCTTGCGCCGTTTGGTTCGGCGACGTTCGACGCTGACATGATCTCGCGTCCGTCGCTCGCCGAGCAGATGGCGGCGCTCCGCACTGGCGTCGAGTCTGGCGTCATCACGCGCAACGAAGCACGCGAGTACCTCAACCTCGCGCCGCTCGATGGTCTCGATGAGCCCATCATCGCGAAAAACATGGGCACGGGCGGCGGCAGCACAAACCTCGGAAGCGACACGAGCGCAGGGAGCGTGAATGATTTCGCTTGAACGTCGCAGCGTCACCATCGGTGCGCCAGCCGGCCGCACGCTCTCAGGGCTCGCGATCCCGTACGGCAAGTGGTCGCGTGAGATCAGCGAGCCATTCAACCCGCAGTTCCGAGAGCGCATCTCGCGTGGCGCTTTCGGCGACATCGCCGGCGCTGATATCAAACTGCTGTTCAACCACAACGCGAGCGCTTTGCTCGCTCGCACGCGTAGCGGAACGCTCACGCTCAATGACACTGCGAGCGGACTGCGGTTCACCGCGGATCTCGCCGAGACCAGCGTCGGCAACGACGTGCGAGCGTTGCTCGAGCGCGGAGACCTGAGCGGAGAGATGTCGTTTGGCTTCTACGTCGATCGCGACGAATGGAACCCGCGACGCACCGAACGCACCGTCACCGCGGCTCGACTCGTCGAGTTGAGCGTTGTGGTTGATGCCGCGTACGGCGACAAGACCTCATCGAGCCTGCGGAGTGTTTCCGCGGCTGCCATTGAAGCCGCGGCGCTGCGGCTCGAGATTCACAAGCACAGGATGACAAGCAATGTCTGACGAACTGAACACGATTGAAAACACCGTCCACGAGTACCGTAAGACCCTCGAAGGCTTCGCCGCACGCACTGGCGCGAAGACCCACCACGTCGAAATCCGCGGTAGCGGCGAAGAGCGCGAGAAGATCGCGCGAATCGATGCCGACCTCGACGCCGTCGAGCGTGCAGCAAACGACCGTGCCGCACTTCGCGCTGCGCAAGAGCGCTTGAAGGCGCTCGAAGAAGAACGCGCACAACCGCAGTTCAGCGCACGCGCTCCGAAGGTTGCCGACGTCAAGCACGATCTCTCGTCGCCTGAATACGCCAAGCGTTGGCTCTCCGCCGTCGCGCGTGGCGATCAGGCCGAAATGCGTGCGCTCTCAACTGGCACCACTGGCGCCGGCATTCCGACCGATCTCGAGCGCCGCATTGTCGAGCGTATGTACATGGCCAACGTGCTCCGCACGATGGCGCCTGTGACCTCGATTGACTCGAAACGGACGATCACCGTTGAAGGCAACTTGCCGACGACGAACCTCGTGGCCGAAGCAAACGCGATCACTCCGAGCGATCCGACGTTCGGCACGGCGATTAGCGTGGTGCCATACAAGTACGTTTGCGCTACGCAGATGTCGCAAGAGTTCATCGAAGACGCGATCGGCCAAGGCGGCATCGGTAGCGGTCTCGACTGGGTCGCTTCGCGCATCGGTCTTTCGATGGGCTTGAAGATGGAAGAGGCGTACACCATCGGTACGAACTCGAGCCAGCCTGAAGGCATCGCAGGATCGTCGGCAAGCAGCAAGATTACGACGGCGACCCAAGTCACCGACTTGGGTGGCGCAGCGATCACGACGGTGACGGGCGACAACGTCATTGACACTGTGCACCTCGTTGCGCCACAGTACCGCGCCTCGCCGCGTTTCTCGTGGTTCTTCTCCGATACGTTCTTGCGCGTCGTTCGCAAGTTGAAGGTGAATACCACTGACTACATTTGGAAGATTGGCGACAACGCTGGTCTCTCAGGTGGCGTGCCCGGAACCATCTACGGCATTCCGTATCGCGTTGGTCAATACGTGCCGACTGCAACGAGCAACGGCAACATCTTCGCCATCGTCGGCGACTTCAACTACTTCGAGATTTTCGACCGCACTGGCATGACGTCGCTCGTCGATCCGTACTCGGCGGCAAGCACGCACCAAGTCACTCTCTACACGTACGCGCGCACCGATTCCAAATTGATGCTCGCGAACGCGTTCGCTGCGATCACCTGCTGATATCAGCAGTTCACGAAGCGCTTTTTCTTACCTTGCTCGCGTTGGGGGGAAACCCCCAGCGCGGGTTTCATGGCTGCGACACCTATTCCGATCGACATTCTGAAGACGCGTTTACGCATTGACGTGGACGCCGATGATGTCATTCTCACGACGCTCTGCATCGCAGCCGGCGAAGTGATCGAGCGCGAAACTGGCGTCTCGCTTGCAAGCGAGTCGCGTACCGCGAAACTCGACAGGTGGCGCCGATTCGTGCTGCCAGTTCAACCCGTGGCGTCGGTCACGTCGGTGACGTACTACAACGGCAGCAACGTGCTCACGACGATGCCAACGGCAGATTGGTACGTCGACGACACCGACAGTCTGACTGCGTTGCAGTTCAAGGAAACGCCCGAGATATACGAAGGCACCTATCCGACCGTGACATACGTTGCCGGCTACGCGCAGGTGCCGCACGCGTTGCAGCAAGCAATTGTGGGGCTCGTTGGCGCGTGGTACGCCAACCCTGATGCAACCTCGGTGGCGTCGCTCGCGGAAGTTCCATTGTCTCTCAAGTACATCCTGAACGCGTACAGCGCGCGTGGGGCGCTGCGATGATCGGTAGCGGCCGACTTCGCTTCCCCGCATCGGTGCTTCAACCGAGCGGCACTACCGACGATCTCGGGCAGCGCAGCG